TTTGTTAATGAATCCAGAATTGGTTACCACTGATGTTAACAGTAGAAGTGTTTCAATGTTTTTTAATAGTATTAGTTCTATTAAGTCTTTTGAAGATAGTTTGCCTTTGATTCAAATGATTGGTGAGGGTTCAGTTGGACCTGAGTTTAGTAGTTTGTTTACTATGTTTATTAATAATAAGTTGGATAAGATTATTTCGCCTGAAAATATCTTTGAACAGGATGAAAAATATGTTATGACTACTTTGAAATCAGTTGTTGGTAAAGATGATAAATACAGAGCAGATATTGCTTCAACTTTAGCTACTCGAATTGTTAATTATTTGGATGTTTATGCTAGTAAAAATAAAGTTGAAAAATCAACTATTGATAGAATTTCTAAAATAGTTAAAGAAGAAATTTTTACAACAGACATTTGTTATAACATGGTTAGGTCAATTTATAATAATAATATTACTAAATTCAAAACTATGATTATGGATAAAGAATTAGTTAAATTTATAATGAAATAAGATATGAGTAAGTTTTTTAAAATAAGTTACCAATACAATACTTACCATCAACATCACCAGTTTAGTTTTTCATGGTGGGATAATAAGGGTTTAGAGTATAAAGAAGTTAATACTTTAGAGAATAGAATACAAGATGTAAAAGAACTTCTTGAATTACCTGGTAGTGATATAAATGGAGAAATAATATACGCTGGTAAAGGTTCTAATGTACCTAGACATAAATTAAAATCATATATTGAAGAAAATAATTTGAAAAAAACATCTCGTGTTCAAACAGCAAATACTATTATTTTTGATAAAAAAGAAATTGAAGAAATTTTAAGTTATTATAAAAGAGCAAGTAAAGGGGAGTTTGCCTTTATTACATTTACTAAAGAGATTTGTGATATTATTATCAATTACCTCAATACAAGTAAAAATTTATATTCAAACTTCAAAGATGAAATTAAAAACAAAATAGGAAAAATATGGGCTATTGAAAAAGATAAATACTATGATCTTCCTTCAGAGTTAAAGAAAATAATCAACTGTACAGAGTTTAAAGAATGTTATGAAATGCATAATTATAGAACTCAAAAGATTTTAGATATTTGTAGTATTATTGATGTTTATTTAGAGGATAAAGATACTAAAAGTATTGTTTGGGATGATTATATGTTAGAAACTCTAAACTCAGAGGGTATTGAGTTGGATAAAGAATATCTAGAAACATTTCATAGTATGTTAAAAAGTAATGAAACATCAGATATCCAATTAGCTTTAGAAATGTTAACTAATATTAATCTTGAAAAAGATGGTTTATCAGTTGCTCTTCTTTTAAATGAATATAGAGATAAATTTGGTTGGGGTACAGGAACTCAAAGTCAAGCATATAAAACTTTAAACAAATATTTTAGCAGTAAAGGAATTCATTGGAAGGATGACTTTAGAGCCTTTTCAGCCGAGTTATGGAATCACTATGCTAATAATGATAATGCTAAAGAAATTATAGGTAGTTTTGTTCAGAATAATATTAACAAATATTTGAATAGAACAGGTGATAAATTTGTTCTTCAAATTGATAATTTTAATCTTAGTTTGTATAAAAGGAATAAATAATGTTTAACATTTACGAAGAAATAACTAAATATTCTAAGCAGTTGATGCTTAAAGAACCATTTTATGGTTTATTCCTAATTAGTCTAAATAAAGAATTAGATAAAAATATTCCAACTGCTTGCGTTACTCCAGACAATATTAATGTTAAACTAAAAGTTAATCCTGAGTTTTGGGGTACATTAGATGATAAAACTAAGTTAGGAATTCTTAAACATGAACTTCTCCATGTTGCTTTCTTTCATTTAAATAATTGGGACCGTTTTGATAATAAACGTGTCTATAATATGGCTGCTGATTTGGAAATTAATCAGTATATTAACTCTGATATGAAGGGTGAGGCTTGGGATGGTTTAGAAATTGATGGTCCTAATTTTGCTCCTCTTAATCTTGAACCAAGAAAAGGTACAGGATATTATTATGGAAGGTTGATTGAAGAAATTGAAAACAATCCAGAAGGTGATATTGCTAAAATGGCTGAAGAAGGAGGTAGTTTTGTTATTGATGTTGAAGGTAGTGAGGGAATGAGTGAGGCAGAAAAGAAATTGATTGCTAAACAAATTGATCATCAGTTAAAAGAGATTGCAGAAAATTTAGAGAAAAAAGGAAGAGGTAGAGGTTTAATTCCAGGTGAAATGAAAGACTATATTGATAGTTTATTTGAGGTTGTTGAGCCTGTTATTGATTGGAAATCATACCTAAGACGCTTTAATAGCATGTCTACTATGATCTATACTAAAAAAACTCGTAGGAAGCCAAATAGACGTTTCAATAATGGTCCTGCCCTTAAAATAAAGCCTAAGAAAAGAACATTAGTAGCTATTGATACTTCAGGTTCTGTTTCTAATGAAGACCTAAAAGAATTTTTTAATGAAATTCAACACATCTATAAATCAGGAACTTATGTTGATATTATAGAATGTGATACTAAAATTCATAGGGTTTATGAGTATAAAGGAATTAAAGAAAATATTGAAGTACAAGGTAGAGGTGGCACTGACTTCGAACCGGTTATGCAGTACTTAAACCAACATAAAACGTCTTATGCCAACCTAATATACTTGACTGATGGAGAATGTGTCTCACCTGAGACTCAACCTATAAAACCAATTTTGTGGGTTCATTGCTCAGAAAGCAAAATAAATGAAGAACTTCCAGGTTCTAAAATTCAAATTAAAAGATAACATATTTATAATATATGTCAAAGATTGTACTTTTAAGTTGTACCAAATCTAAAATGGACAAACCATGTCCAGCTAAGGATATGTACTCACCTTCACCAATGTTTCAAAAAACAAAAGCATACGGTGAGGGACTTAAACCTGATAAAATGTTTATCTTATCTGCTAAGTATGGGTTGTTACCTATGGATAAGCAGATTGAACCATATGATTTAACTCTTAAAACTATGAAATCAGATGAAAAAAATCAATGGGGAGATATGGTAAAAGGACAAATGAGTAAAGCAGGATTATCTCCAGAAAAAGATAAGTTTGTTTTCTTAACAGGCTCAGAGTATATGAAACCATTAGAAAAATTCATTCCAGCAGATAATGTTGAAAAACCAATGGAAGGAAAAAGAATGGGAGAAAGATTATCTTGGTTAAACACACAAGTTAAAAAGTTACAAGAATTTGTTAAACATATTAAAAACATGATTTATGAAATTGTCAAAAGATAAATTAAACGAGTATATTGATTTGTATTTAAGTGACTCTTATGACTATGAAGATAGTGAGACACATACATTAAATGAAAATGTACTTAAACCCGTTAAAAACCTTCTATTAGAGTCTAACAAAGATGGAATGACAACATTGTTAGAAATTTCAGGCAACGTTAATAAACGTGATAGAGCGGTTATAGACGACTTTATTTTATACCTAGAAAATCTTTAAAAACCTCTTTTGGGAGAGGGTTGATTAGGGTTTGGCTTGCCAGGAACCCGATGTTATATTTATATCATAATAAGAAAAAATAAGAGTTATGTTAGACATTAAAAGTAATCAGTTCCTAAACAAAGACGAAATTCGCAATCGCGCAAATTCAATTTTCACTACTAAAGGTGCTCCTGAAACGAGTGACAAGTATTCACACATTCCAACTGAAAAGATCATTGATGATATGGCTGCTTTGGGTTGGGGAGTAGTTGATGCTAAACAAGTTAAAGCTCGTAAAAATAAAGGTTTCCAAAAACACCTTATTGTATTCCGTAACAATGATATTCAGATCACTGCTGAAGATGGTGATAATGTGTTTCCACAAATTTTGTTGACAAATTCACATGATGGTAAAAATGCCTTTACTTTCACAGCTGGTTTGTTCCGTATGGTTTGTGAGAATGGTTTGGTTATCGCTTCAACTGAATTTGAGAAAATGAAAATCCGTCATATGGGTTATAATTTTGAAGAGTTGCAAAACACTATCAAGTCAATGGTTGAAAAATTGCCTTTGACTGTTGAGTCACTTAATAAATTCCGTGAGGTTGAATTAAACCAAGAACAAGCGCTTGAGTTTGCTAAAAAGGCTCTTGAGTGTCGTTTTGATGAAACAGAAATGACTCGTATTGATGTTGATTTGAATGATTTGCTTACCGCAAAACGTAAAGAAGATCAAGGATCTGATTTGTGGTCAATTTATAATGTGATCCAAGAAAAATTGGTTCATGGAGAATTTAGTTATAAGGCGGGTGTTAAAACTCGTAAAGCTCGTAAAATCAAGAACTTTAATAAGGATCTAGAATTGAACGAGAAGTTGTACGATTTGGCTCTTGAGTTTGTCTCTTAAGAGCCTTATCATTATATTAACGATATGAATGAAATAGATAAAATGGCACAACAAGAAGCAATATTTAATGATCAATGTGATAAAATTTTAGCACGATCCGATTATTATAATTTGCAGCTTGAAGTAGTTTATTCAGCTTTCAAACATAAAGAAGATTTCCCACAAGCATCGCTCCTAGAATGTCTACAAGTAGGAGCAGATGAGTGGGATATAAATCTTTAAAGATATGCTGTTGTGGTGGAATAGGTAGACACGCGGGACTTAAAATCCCGTGACCCGAAAAGGTCGTGCCGGTTCGATCCCGGCCAGCAGTACTAGGAGACTCACGTAGTTCGTTCTTTAATCTATTGAATTACCAATGTTCGGGATGTAGCGCAGTCCGGTAGCGCATCTGGTTTGGGACCAGAGGGTCGCTGGTTCGAATCCAGTCATCCCGACAAAATTAGCCACAATAGCTCAGTTGGTAGAGCTTCTGATTTGTAATCAGATGGTCGGCGGTTCGAGTCCGTCTTGTGGCTCATTAGGAGAGATGGCAGAGCGGTCGAATGCGCCAGTCTTGAAAACTGATGACTGTAACAGGTCCGGGGGTTCGAATCCCTCTCTCTCCGCTGCCAACTGAAGACAGAAGAAGAATGTTTAGGTTCCCATGCAAAGCGACCCGCCTAAGCATAAAAAAACCCGAGTGTAAACTCGGGTTTCTTCTTTCTATATTAATATTGTTTAAGGAGCAGGAACATAACTATAAGAATGGAACCAGCTTGCCTGTCCTATCTTAAGTATACAATCTGATACACTACTGCATCCTGCTGGGTTTGCTGGAGAACCTGGATTTACAGTTCCATCAACTGCATAATTTTTTAGAATAAAATCAGCTGTTCCAATAAAAGCAGCATCTGTTAAAGCAGGAGCACCTGTGGCTGGATTTAATGATTTAAAGAAATGAGGTTGGTCAACAGGAGGATTTCCAGCACCATGAGCATCTTTTGCGTTTGGAATAGCAAAAATATAAGCTTGAACATTTACTGCTGCTGGGCTACCATAGAAATAAGTATCTGTTGTAGATTGTGGAACATCATTGTTCCATGCTCTTGAACCTGAAAGATTTCCTATAAAGAAACTTCCTGTAGTAGCTGTGTTTGAAGGAGCTGCTCCACCACTATAGTTAGGAGCATATGTAATTGCGTATTGTGCCATCTGTAGATTATTTTATTATACATATTTGGCTCTCATAAAAAAGTAAATTATATTCAGATCATGTTCTCGTAGCTCAGCTGGATAGAGCAACTGCCTTCTAAGCAGTAGGTCATAGGTTCGAATCCTATCGGGAATACAAAGGAGTTCTTTGACATAATAAAAGAAAGGAAAAAAATATGGAAATAATTTTAGCTTTTGGTTTGGGAGTGGTATTAGTTATTAATATTGTAATAGTTAATATGGCTCTAAAGTCAAATAAACAAATTAATGAATTAAACAAAATTGTTGATAGTGAAATTCAGTCTTCAACTAATATTAATGACTCTATTTATCGTGAGATAGATAAAATTAATGGTAAAATTGATTCTCGTGTCGATAAACTAAATGATGTTTTGACTAGAGAAATAAGTGAAACAAATCGTAAAGTAGATTTTTTGAGAAAGTCTCTTGGAAAGGATTACTTTTAAGTAAATTAAATTAAACCCGTTATTGAACTCCTTTATGGACCTTTAGCTCAGTTGGTCAGAGCAGCGCACTCATAATGCGAAGGTCATAGGTTCAAGCCCTATAAGGTCCACCGCAGTCAGATGTTGTAGCTACGGCCAGGGGGATTTGTTAAGTACAAACAAGTCCCCCCTTTTTTTTACATATTTATAAACATGAAATTACCTGTAACATTTGAACAATTTGCTAAAGACCCTGTTAAAGCGGTCACGTTTTGTATGTTAGTGGTAGTAGCTTATTTATGGTACGATAATAAAACTAATTATCAATCTCAAATAGACACACACCAAGCAAAAATTATAGTTTTGGAAGAGAAAGTAGACAAATGTCTTACCTATATGAGAAAGGCTGATAGTGCTTTAGCAGCAGCTAACACTAAATTAGAAGTATTAACCGCCCTAGGCAAAATCCCTAAGTAAGATGAAAGAAAAATTATTTGATTTTACTGTGATGGTCCTTGTAGCTTTTTTTGCTATTGACATGACTACTGATAAGGTATTTGCTGCCTCACCTAAACAATTTGATGAATTAGATGCTCTTATAGCTAAGTCTGAAAAGACTATGAAACAAACTTCCTCTGTAGTTAAAGCCGCAGCTAAAAAACAAGAAGCTGTAGAAAAAGAAATTGTTGAGAATGTAGAAGCTTTAGAAGAGACTATCATTGAAACGGAAGAAAAAGTTGGTGATATGGAAATGGAAATGAAGATGATGGAAGAAGCAACTCAAGAAATTAACCAACAACTTAAAGAAAATCCAGAAATGGTTAAGTCTCTTGCTTTATATGGTTTAGATAAAGTTATTGAAAGCAAAACTAAATCAAAAATGAACGACTATAGATTAGAAAAAGCTAAAGCGGAAGGAAATGATAGTATAGTTGAAGAATTAATATATATGAAAAACTTTTATGAAATTAATAGTGGAGTTAATCCATTCTTAAATAATAAAAAAGACACAACAAATAATAAATAAAAAATATGAAAAATGTAATTAACTTTATTAAAAAAATGTACACTATAGCTAAAAATTGGATTGTTGCTAATGGTGTTGAAGGAGTCGCTGGCTTAATAGCTGGACTATTTTTATGGGCTTTTGGTTATAAGATTTGGGCTGGTTTCTCATTTGGTGTATTTGCTACTCGTAATTGGGATATTTTAAAAGCTTATTTAAAATCTTTAATCAAAAAATAATATGAAAAAAATTACGGATTGGTTAGCAGGATTATTAAAGGATGAAAAAGGTACTCCTTCATCAAAACGATTTGTAGGAATCGTTTGTGCATTGACTTTATGTGTAACAATGTATGCGAACTCATTTACAGAAGAGCATTTTGCCCCTTCTCCTATTTTAGTTGAGTCAGTAGCTATGTTAGCATTTGGATGTTTAGGATTAGCATCAGTAGATAAAATCTTTGCTAAAAAGAAAGAAAATAAAACAGAAGAAGAATTAGATTAAAAAATTATGATATTAAAAGTAGGTTCACGAGGTAAAGAAGTTAAAGAATTACAAGAATTTTTAAACATTGGTGCCGATGGTATTTTTGGAGAAGGAACTAAAGCTGCTGTTCAAAAATGGCAAGCCAGTAATGGTTTAGCAGATGATGGTATTGTAGGTCCTAAAACATGGGATGCTATGGGATTAGCCACTACTGATGCTTCAGAAAAAATTTATACTACAGATAATGGTTTAGTAGTTCATAGACATTTTATGCCTTCTAATGAATATTGTCATGGACCAATCAAACCTGAATGGTTATTTTTACACCACACTGCTGGTTGGCATAATCCATATACTACTATTAATAATTGGGCTACAGATAATAGAGGTAGAATTGCTACTGAGTTTGTATTAGGTGGTCCTTCAATTAAAGGAAATGATAATAAGTACGATGGAGAAATGGTACAAGCATTCCCTGAGGGAAATTGGGGATACCATTTAGGAAAAAATGGTTCCTCCACAATGCATAAAAATTCAGTTGCTATTGAAGTATGTAATTTTGGTTATGTAGTTAATGGAAAAGCATACCAAGGAACCCCAGTTGTAGATTCACAAATTGTAGAATTAGATAAACCTTTTAGAGGTCATAAATTATGGCATAGATATTCTGATGCTCAAATTGAGGCATTACATAAATGGATTTTATGGATTGCTGAAAGAGATAATATTGATGTTCGTGCTGGTTTACCTGCTTTAATTAAAGAAAAAGGTGCTGAAGCTTTTGAATGGAAAGCAGATGCTTATTATGGTAAAGTAAAAGGTCTTTGGACACATACTAACACTAGAAAAGATAAAGTAGACATGTTTCCACAACAGGAACTTATGGATATGCTTGTCTCATTATAATAAAAAAATATTATTAAACTGTATTATAACCCCCTAAAATAAACTTTCGTACAATTTATCGACCCGTATAGGGTAGTTGAGTATAGGCGCTATATAACTTTTTTATGGCGCCTATATGTATGGATATATGGACATAAATAAGATATTTAACTTATTTGACTCCGGTTCTGAAGATAAAATCAAAGAAGATACACAAATTGTGTTTGTCGACTTTAAAGAACATCCTGCCTATTGGTTAGGAATGTTTAAAAAATTGATTCAAAATCATAAGCTATTTAAAAGAAAAATAGTTTCATTCCTAGAAAAGTCAGACCCAGAAATAGAATTAGGAGATTTAGACCTGGTAGGTGATGACCTTGCTTATGAAAGAGCATGGTACTATGCTTCAAAATTTGATCCTAGTTTGGAGATACATAAAGAGTCCATTAACCTTATATTAGATGATTACCTTGAAAAAGCCATTAATGAAACTATACTTTACTTTCAGGCCAAAGAAGAGTATGAAAAATGCGCTCATTTGAAGAAAATTTTAGATGAGGTAAAGAAACTTCAAGGATAATTTGGCCCCCAAAATCTTTTTACTTAATATTCGATATCGGAGGGTTTGAGACATTAGGAATGACTGAGGAGATAGAGGGGATTGAGACAGGGGATGAGATGGGGAATAGACGAGGGTAAATAAAGGATAAATAGAATATATGAAAAATAGAGATATTATAATGAGACGTTTGGATAAAGCTGAGGGACAGATTGAGAAACTGTATTTCTTCCTCCAACGTGGTGGTAGTCAAGAAGATGTAAAGGATGTATTAACTACTTTACGTGAGGCTATTGATGATGCTAAAGTTTTTATTAATCAAGAACCATTAGGACCAAATGAACTTAACGGCTGAGCAAATCCAAGATAACTGGAATAAGTTAATGGGATTCATTGATACTTATATCTCTGAACCTAGAAAAGAAAATTTAAAATCATTTTATGAAAAGTATGCTGAACGTTTAATGTTGATGCCTGCTGCTCATAAAAAAGAATACCATAATGCATTTCCAGGTGGTTATGTAGAACATGTTAATAGAGTTATAGAAGCTGCTATTAAGTTAGAAGAAGTATGGGAAGAATTCGGATGTGATAATTCTACTTATACTCTTGAAGAACTTGTCTTCTCAGCTATGAATCATGACTTAGGTAAGATGGGAGATGAAGAACATGAGTCTTATATCCCCCAGGATGATAAATGGAGAAAAGAAAAACTAGGAGAAGATTATAAGTTTAATGATAAATTAGCTTTTGCATCTGTTCCTGATAGAGGTTTATTCTTACTTCAGTCTCATGGTATTCCTTATACTTTTAATGAAATGGTAGCTATTCAGACTCATGATGGTTTATATGATAAGGCAAATGAGAAATATTTAATGACTTATATGCCTGAGTTAAAACCAAGAACTAGTTTACCATATATTATCCACCAGGCAGATTTAATGGCTGCTCGTATTGAATTTGAACGTGAATGGCTTCCTAAACTTAAAGGTAACTTGGAGACACCAAAGAAGTCATTTACATTGGAGACGAAAAAATCAGCTCCTGCTACCTCAGGAAATAAGGCTAAAGCTTTAAGTAATTTAAAAAGTGAGGGGCTAAAAAATATGTTAGATAACTTATGATATTAACAACAATAATTATTATTTTATCAATATTGGTCGTGATTTTAGGATACACGACCTTTAACCTTCTTAAAAAGAATGAGAAACAAGAAGATATTCTTGCCTCATATATGACATATCTAAATAAAATTTCAGATATTGTAGAAGTGTCAGATAAAAAAATTAAGGAAATTGATGAAAAAGGTTCTTTTGAAGCTGATGATGAAATTGGTTGGTTTTTTCAAAATATAAAAATGATTCAAAACGTGTTGAATCAATTCAACATAAAAAACCTATGACCACAGTAATGGCAAAAAAGAAAAAAGGAGTACAGTACTTTACCCAAGAAACAGAAGATGCAATTGTAGCTTACAATAATGCTACTACTTTTGAAGAAAAAAATAAAATCTATCATGATAAAATTCATTATGCTTTCTTTAAATTAACAGAAAATATTATTCATACTTTTAAATTCTATTATACAGAAGTAGATAATATTGAAGATTTACAGTTTGAAGTTATTTCATTCTTATTAAATAAAATCCATTTATTCAATCCAGCTAAAGGAGCTAAAGCTTATTCCTATTTTGGTACTATTGCTAAACGTTATTTAATTCTATCTAATCAAAAGAATTATAAGAAACGAGTTGAGACAGCGCCTGTTTCTATTTTAGAAGAGGATGAAACTTATTCCTACTCAATTGATGATGCTCCTTACATTGAAAAACTATCAGACTTCATTGATCTGTATATCAAACATTGTACTAAACATATATTTGAATTATTTCCTAAAGGTGAAGATGCTCAAATAGCAGATGCCATTCTTGAGTTATTTAGAAAAAGAGAAGATATAGATGTATTTAATAAAAAAGCACTTTATATCTACATCCGTGAAATGGTAGATGCCAAAACACCTAAAATTACTAAAATAGCTAATCAACTTTACGATATATTTAAAGAAGAATATGTATTTTATCTAGAACAAGGATATACAAGGTTTTGATTTTAATATTTATAATCAAAGCTTATGAGTGGATTAGATTCTAAAGTATTTAAAAATAAAAAATTCTCTGATATCTTAGAAGAAATTTATGAGAATCAAAAGAAAAAAGAAGCACAAATTTCAGCTTTAATAGGAGAATTAAAACCATTAATTAATGATATTGGTGATGCTACTTTAGTAGTTCCTTTAATTAAGGAATATATGGAAATTGGTATCAAAAATGATGAACAACTAGTTAAAATGGCTACAATTGTTCAACGTGCTTTACATACACAAGCACAAACAGGAGCTAATGATTTATCATTCTCTGAAGAAGAAAAAGCACAACTATTTGATTTAGCAAAAAACGTATCTGATAAGAAAAAATAATGGTTGATGGATTTAGTAATATATTAGATCAATCTAAAGCTACTGGTGGTAATAGAAAATCAACAGCTGGTACTCCTATATTTTCAGCTAGGGTTAATAATATTATATTAAGTCCTGAAGATGAAGGTTATAAAGAAAATGGGGAAGAAGCTTCTATTGGTTTTATATTTTTTAGTAATCCCACATCACCTAATTTTTCTCAAAAAAACTTAGCTAAACCTTTATTTCCTTTTCAAAAGTATTATCCGTTAGTTAATGAATTAGTATATTTAATTTCTCTACCCTCAACAGATATTAATACCAACCCAGGTTCTCTTACATACTATTATTTTGCTCCTATTAATATTTGGGGTAGTAATCATCATAACGCAATTCCTGATGAAATTTATACTAACCAAACCCCAGATTATCAAAAACAAGATTATGTGACAGTGGGAACAGGTGTAGCAAGGCATGTTACTGATGGTAGTACAGAAATTGATTTAGGATACACTTTCCAAGAAAGATTAGACATTAGAACTTTACAACCTTATGAAGGTGATTATATATTAGAAGGCAGATGGGGTAATAGTATTAGGTTTGGTTCTACAGTTAAAAATGTAAATCCTTCTAATACTTGGTCTAATTCTGGTATAGATGGGGACCCATTAATTATTATTAGAAATGGTCAATACCATCAAACTAATGTTGATCCATGGGTTCCAATTGTAGAAGACATTAACCAAGACTCAGGTTCTATTTATTTTACCTCAACCCAACAAATCCCATTAACACCCGCTTCTTCAGTTTATAAAAGTTATTCTACTGAACCTACAGCTATTAATCAGTATGTTGAACCTCAAGTTATTATTAATTCTGGAAGGTTAGTATTTAATGCTTCTTATGATAATATTTTATTAACCTCTAAAAAATCAGTAGGTTTAAATGCTGTTGAAAGTGTAAATATTGATACTCCTAAGACAGTTATTCAATCTAGACAAGTTTATTTAGGAGGTAAAGAAGCTACAGAACCAGTATTAAAAGGAGATGCTACAATAGCAGAATTATCTGATTTAGTTCAAGAATTAATTTCTTTATCATTAGCAATGCAGACAGTTATACATCCTGCTTTTGCCCCTGTAACTGCTGTTTTACCTGACTTTACACTTAAGTTAACCCAAATTAATACCAATTTATTAACCAAAACTAAATCAACCTATAGTAAAACCTTATAATGGCCTCAGGAATTAATATATTTGAACTCTATAATAGTATTCCAGATGAATATAAGGAAAAAGGTATAGATAAGTTAAAAAATTTTGTTAACACTAAAGTTATACCTCCTTTAAAAGCAGAGTATATCCCTAAAATAGAACAATTAGTAGTTACTCAAATTGAAGGATCTAATCTACCAGATACAGTTAAACCAGAAATAACTGATTTAGTTATTAATCAAATTAATAATCCTAGAACACAACCAGGAGTTAAAGCTTTAGCTATAGAAAAAGCCCAACAACGAATAAATGAAGAAGCTCAAAAGAATATAAATGATCTTTGTTTATCTCAAGCTCAAACTCAAAAATTATTAGACTTAAGAAATGGGATAGTTAATAGATTAAATTCTATTAAAAAGAAAATGGCTCCTATTGTTCAAACTATTAATACAACTGCTTTAGGAGTTAACACAACTATAAGTACTGTTAAAGGTATAAGAACAGCTAAAACAACAGTTGAAGCAACAATTGCTGCTCAAGCAGCTTTAGGTATTCCTCCATCTCCTTTTTATCTTAACCTTCAAAATATTGTAAATGGAGCTAACACTGCTTTAGACTTTTTAAGATTTGATGAACAAGGCAATTCAAAACTTAATCCAATCAGTGAAAAACTAAACGCAATTGCTATCCCTTTAGGAATATTCCAGTCTACAATAACCCAAGTAGTTAATTTATTAGGTATTTTAGATTTACTTATAAGAAAATGTGACCCTAAATCAGAATTAACTGATATAGATAAAGATTTTGTAGCTATAGCTACCCAACAAAATAATTCATTACAAAACCAAACCCAACCAATAGATACTTTTTATAAAGGGTTTAATTTAAGTATTGAAGAAGATCCAACATCAACAAATCCTAATGTTAAAAGAAGAAGAGCTGTAGGTACAAATTCACAAGGTATAGTTTTAGTATCTACTCCTTATTCATTCACAACTAATGAGCAAACCTTAATAGATGAATTAAAAGTTATTATAGATAACTTATCATTAGGTAACACTCAACAATTATAAAAACTTAGTAATTTAATATTTATAACTAATGAAACCGACAGAATTCAAAAAATTAATTAAAGAAGCTGTTAGAGAAGCTATCCAAGAAGAATTAAAAGATATTCTCTTAGAAGCAGTTCGCGCCCCAAAACCAGTTGTAACTGAGTCAAAAGACACTTATGCTCAACCTCATATTGAGTCTCCAAAACAATTAACTGCTCAAGAACGTAGAGATATGTTTGCAGGTATGTTAGGAGAAATGCAACAAGGTAAACCTGCTAATACTGCTTATGCTGGAAATTATAACCCAGGAAATGCAGATGCAATAAATGGAGCATTACCAGAAGGACAAGTTTCTTTAGACCAAATAATGGGATTAATGAGTAAATAATGGCATTTGGAGCAATACAAAAATACCCTCTCGAAGTAACTAGTTCTTTAAGACCACAAAGAGCTATTGGGGTAAGTATTCCTTTCAATGCTGATGCTGTTTTTAGATCAACATATACAACAGCAGACCAAATTAAATCTAACTTAACTAATTACTTTTTAACTAATAAAGGAGAAAGAGTATTTAATCCTAATTTTGGTTCAAGTATAAGAGAATATGTTTTTGAACAATTAACTAATCAAACTTATGCTAGTTTAGAAAAAGTTATTCAAGAAGATGTTCAACAATATTTTCCTAATGTTACTATTGAAGCCTTAAATATATATGGGTTTGAAGATAGTAATGAAATGCAAATAGAATTAACTTACTCAGTTAGAAATTTTGGAATAAATGATCAAATAAACATTACAATATAATGGCCAACGTTAATAGAAATATAAATTATCTAAATAGGGACTTTACAAGTTTTAGAAATGCTTTAATTGAATATTCTAAAACATACTTCCCTCAAACCTATAATGACTTTACTCCAGCATCACCAGGAATGATGTTTATGGAAATGGCTGCTTATGTTGGAGATGTAATGTCCTTTTATTTGGATAACCAAGTACAAGAAACATTTTTACAATATTCTAGACAAGTAACTAATATATTTGATTTAGCTTATATGTTAGGTTATAAACCTAAAGCAACAAATGTAGCAGTTGTTGATGTTGATTTTTACCAACAAGTACCAGCAATTGGGTCTGGAGCAAGTAATGTTCCTGATTATACTTATGCTTTAACATTACCTTCTAATACTCAAGTTAATAATGGAAGTGTAAATTTTATATGTGAAGATCCTATTAACTTTGCAGAAAGTAGTTCTTTAGACCCAACTGAAGTTTCAGTCTATGAAATAGCAGCAGGTGAACCTTTATTTTATCTTCTAAAGAAAACAAGACAAGCATATTCAGCTACTATAAAAGAAACAACTTTTACATTTGGTAGTTATGAGGCGTTTCCAACTGTTTTAATTGATGATTCAAATATTGTAGGTATTTTAGATATTACTGATACTGAAGGAAATGTATGGTATGAAGTTGATTATATAGGCCAAGAAATGATTATGGATTCAGTTAAAAATACTAACCAAAACAATCCAAACTTTTCTTCAGGAGAAAACGCTCCTTATTTACTTCAACTTAAAAAAGTACAACGTAGATTTGCTACTCGTTTATTAGATGCTACTACTTTACAAATTCAATTCGGAGCAGGTAACCCTTCAGATAGTGATGAAGTTATTATCCCTAATCCAAATAATGTGGGTTTAGGATTACCTTTTGGTAAAGATAGTTTAACAGTAGCTTACTCTCCTACTAACTTCTTGTATACAGATACTTATGGTATTGCTCCTGTTAACACAACTTTAACAGTGAGGTATTTAACCGGTGGAGGAATAAATTCTAATGTAGCTTCAAATTCTATAACTACTATAGTAACAAATCCTACCTTTTTAAATAATGGATTAAATACAACTGTCGCTAATAATATATTAACATCATTAATATCAACTAACCCTCAAGCCGCTTCAGGTGGTAGATCAGGAGATTCAGCTAATGAAGTTAGACAAAATACTTTAGCCAACTACCAGGCCCAATTACGTAACATTACCCAAGATGATTATTTAGTTAGAGCACTTTCAATGCCTGCTAAATATGGCGGTGTTGCTAAAGCATATATTGAACCTACTAAAGCTTCAAATATAACCCTAGGAGAAACTGTATCTACACTAGACTTATATGTTTTGGGATATAATAATCAAGGACAATTAGTTAATACATCTAATACGGTTAAACAAAACTTAATAAACTATTTATCACAATATAGGGCTGTTAATGACTCAGTAAGAGTTAAAGATGCTTTTATTGTAAATATAGGTGTTAATTTCCAAATTATAACCTTACCAAACTATAATAATAATGATGTCTTGCTTAAATGTATAACAGCTTTACAAAACTTCTTTAATATTGATAATACCCAAATCAACCAAACAATTCCTTTAAGTACTTTATATATTATTTTAGATAGGATTCAAGGAGTTCAAACAGTTAAAAATATAACAATTACTAATAAAGTAGGAGCTAGTTTAGGATATAGTAATTATGCTTATGATATAGAAGGAGCAACATCAAATAATACTATATACCCTTCAATTGATCCTATGATTTTTGAAGTTAAATACCCTAACACAGATATTCAAGGCAAAGTAGTACCTCTATAATAAAATAAAATGGCAGTATATAAAATATTCCCTACCAAAGACGCAACAATATATTCTCTATTCCCTAACATGAATACAGGGTTAGATGAAATGATTGAATCTACTCTTACTACTTTTGCTTATTCAACTGTTAATCCCCAAGCAAGCAGATTTTTAGTAGCTTTTGATGCTGCCACTATTGAAAATATTTTAGAGTCTACTTCTTATATTGGTATAAGTGGCTCATCTCAGTTATTAGATACTGGCTCTTGGACAGCAAATTTAAGATGTTTTGTTGCAACCACTACTGGTTTAGAAATAAACCCAACAGGAACTTTATTAGAAGTATACCCAATATCAGGTTCTTGGTCTATGGGAACAGGAAGATATTTAGATGAACCTATTTCAACTGATGGAACAAGTTGGTACTGGAGAAATTATTCAGGAAGTGAAGCTTGGTCAACAACAGCTTATAATCCTTATTCTACAGGTTCATACACAGGTTCATCAAATGATAGAAACATTAATGGTTACGCTGGAGGAGGTACTTGGTTTACAGGTTCAACTGTATCTTATTTTAATACAGATACTTATCCTTTAAGAGCTACTCAATCATTTTCTTATTCAAGTGATAAAGATTTAAATGTAGATATTTCTAATGTTATTAGGGCTTGGTATACTGGGGCTATTCCAAATGATGTTTTTGATGGATTTATTGTTAAACAAAATCCTGAATTTGTAAATAATGTTAATTACCAACCAGAATTAAAGTATTATTCTTTAGATACAAATACTATTTATCCTCCTCAGTTGGAGTTTAAATGGAATGATTGGACTTATAATACTTCATCAGCAGTTTCAGTAATTTCAGCTACACCTGCAACCGTTACTTTAGAACAAAATCCAGGAGTATTTAATTTAGATAGTGTAAATGTCTTTAGAGTAAATTGTAGACCTACATATCCCCCTAAAGTTTATCAAACTGCTTCTTTATATACTACAAATTATTACTTACCAACAGCATCTTATTATGCGGTTAAAGACTTAGATACTGATGAGTTTGTAATAGATTTTGATACAACATATACAAAAATAAGTGCTGACTCAAATGGTAATTACTTTAAATTATTCATGTCAGGACTAGAACCAGAAAGATACTATAAAATCTTAATTAAGAGTACAATAGGAAGTTCAACTGTAGTTTTTGATGACAATTATTATTTTAAAATAATTAATGGCTAACGTTAATCTAAATAAAGAGGTTTATAATAGAACCCAATTTAAAAGAGTAGTAAACACTAACTTTACTCAGTTGGTAGATACTACTCCTCAAGTAACATCCTCTGTAACTGATATTTTAGATCCTAATATTATAAACCTTAGAATAAATGAATTTTTTGATTCTTATTCTTCTTTATTCTATGATATACCTAAATTTGGAGATACAAACTCTCATGAGTACCTTATAAAAACAAGTGGTGAATATGTAGGAACTATAAATTTTCCTGATGACACTGTAAATGCTCTTATTGACGAAATAAACTCTTTAAGACTACAAAACCAACAATTGCAACAACAACTAATATCAGGTAGTATATAATGGCTGAAAACTATACCATAGAACAAATCCCATATAGTACAATATTTAACGTTCCTTCCTTAACTGAACAGGATAGTAATCTTATTACTACAGTATCAGAAGATGGCTATATATCAACCTCAGGAAGCAATGTTGAGTTTGGTATATATGATTTAAATAAAAATTTATTATACTATAATCCTAATTACAATAGTTGGTCCTCTGAAGGTCTAGGTAATAATGTAGAAAACAATACCCTAAATACCCTTAATATAGACCCAGGAACTGATGTAATAAACGCTGGGTATGATTATGGAAATGTTTATACTGTATATAATTTCTTTGATAATGAACTTGGATCATCTGATATTAACAGATATTATATAAGTGAAATATCTTCTGATAGAACAGAAATTAGAATTGATAATGTTAATATTTCTAACGCTAGTTTAGAGGTTTTATATGATGAATTCTTTGCTAAATTTAATTTAGATACTACTTATGATTATTTCTATTTAAATTTTGGTAACAATGATTTAGTAATAGCTACCAATGTTTATTTAGATAAAAGTTCATCTGATTATAGTATTTTAATTAAACTATATCAACCATTACCTAATAATTACACAGTAAAATCTACATGTTATGTAAGTTCAAATGCTGCTGACCCTATAGCTTATTCGATAGTTTATAATAATGATTTAGGTACTATTGATGATATTATTAATATTCAAGGTCCAAATACTAACCTGAATATTAATTCTTTAATTGCTAATTCTACAACTCTTCAAAATTATGATTCTTTAACTAATACAGTTAATACTAGCTCATTAAACCAGTTAAAAAGTTTATTAGAAGAAAGAGGAGTAGAAATTAATATTGATTATACAGACTATTCTAATTTTGTATTTTTCTCATCAGCAAAATCAAGACTAGAAAATTTTTATGCTAAAGCTAAACAAATTGAAGATTATAACACTGAGATAGCTGCTTTAGATACTTTAACTTCAACCCCTGGATCAAGTGGTAGTGTTGTTATTATACAACAATATATAACTAATATAATTGAAAATTTTGATGGTTATGAATATTATCTTTATTTCGAATCAGGAAGTAAAGCATGGCCTAAAACAAATTCAGAACCACCTTACTTATTAGCTTCTACAGGTTCAGCAGCTGTATTAAATTGGTATGGTGATGATACTTATGGAGCTCCATATTATGGAGGTCAATTATATTCTGCCTCTTTATATGATGATGATAACCAAGATATTTTAACAAATACTCTTCCTGATTATTTACAGGATTATGATAGTGAAAACTATTTAACATTTGTTAAAATGGCTGGTCAATCTTTTGATAACATTTGGGTGTATATCAAAAGTATAAGTGATAAAACAAACACAGATAACCGTTTAGACTATGGTGCCCCTTCAGGCATTATAGCTGATATATTAAGATCATTTGGTGTTAATATATACTCTAACAATTTTTCAGTAGACAATACCTACCCATCATTATTAGGTATAGGAGCTGATGGTCAATTATATCCTACAGGAAGTGAAGTAATTAATACTTTTGTAAGTGCCTCTTATATTCCTATCACTTTAGATGATGTTAATAAATTAACTTATAAGAGATTATATCATAACTTACCATACATTCTTAAGAAAAAAGGTACAGTTGAAGGTTTAAGAGCCTTAATTACTTTATTTGGTATTCCTGATACAATTTTAAGAATTAATGAGTTTGGAGGTAAAGATAAAAACTTTAATACTTGGGATAACTGGCAAAATGAATTTAATTATGCTTTTTATACCAGTGGATCTTATTTTGTAAGTTCATCTTTTGCTCTTAATTCTGCTTGGTCAGCTGATAGTGATAACCCTCAAGCTGTAGAGTTTAGATTTAAAGCAGATGCTTTACCACAAAATACAGCTAGTATAACTTCTCAAAGTTTATTCGAAACAGATGAGAATGTTAAATTAATTTTAAGATATACAGGCTCAGGATACACTACTTCATCTTTTATTTCAAGTAGTGCTGATCCAGTAGATCCTTATTATCAATATGCTTTAGTAGATTTTATACCAGACCCATCATCACCAAATAATTCAGCTAGTGTTTATTTACCTATATTCAATGAAACATGGTGGTCAGTATTAGTTAATAAAAATGGAACTGATTATGATTTATATGTAAAAAGTAAAAATTATAATGATTCAAATATTAATACTTTAGGTTTCCAAGCTTCAGCTTCTATCTCATCAACAGAAACAGCTTGGAATGCTAGTACAACAGCTTACTTTGGTATTTCATCCTCATTAACGGATAATATATTTACAGGTTCTTTCCAAGAAGTAAGATACTATACAGTGCCTTTATCTGAAAGTCATTTTGATGCTTATGTAATGAATCCTTATTCAATAGAAGGATATGATTATTTAGCGTTTAGAGCTACACTTGGAGGTGAATTATATACAGGATCAACTTCTGTTCATCCTAAAATAACTGGTTCTTGGACAACTACTTCTTCATTTGCTTCAAATAGTAATTTCTATGTAAGTAGTAGTGTGTTTAATACTAACACAGAATATATCTACTTTGATCAAGTACCAGCAGGTATTCAAACCCCTATATCTAATAAAATTAGAACTAAAAATACAATTTTACCTTATAGTGGAAGTGAAGCAAATATACCTAACGCTGATGTATTATCACCATTTGTCTCTATTCAACAAGAAGAATCCATAAGTGGAAGCTATACACCAGACATCAATTATGTTGAGATAGCATTTTCTCCTCAAAATGAAATTAATGAAGATATTAACTCATCTTTAGGTTATTTTAATATTGGAGATTATATAGGTGATCCTAGATTAACATCTACAACAGATGAATCTTATCCTGACTTAGATGCTTTAAGGGAAACTTATTTTGAAAAATATAAAGCCAATTATGATTGGTGGGATTTTATAAGATTAATTAAATATTATGATAACTCATTATTTAAGATCTTAAAAGATTATACTCCTGCAAGAGCAGGATTAAGTACAGGTGTTGTTATTAAACAACATTTATTAGAAAGAAATAAATATCCTGTACCACAATTAGACACACAAACAACCACTTCTTTTTACAGTGGAAGTACTTGGAATACACCTGGTGTTTATCAAGACTTAACTTTAACAGGTTCAATTTCTGTTGAAGAAACAATAGGATCAAATGGTGGTTCATTCCCTGATACTTTTTATATTACAGCCACTTCAGCCTCATTCTTAATAGAACCAGGACAAGTAGGTAGAATATTCTTATCACAATCAGGAGTTCATAATGTTACATTTGCTTTCTCTTCTTCAGATGGAGGTGGTTCAGCTACTACAGCTTTAAAAGTTTATGATAGCGCTAGTTTACCATCAACATTTGCTGCTAGAAACTTAACTACTATAGCTACATCCTCACAGTTAAATGGTTACTATGAAGAAACACTTAACTTTAACCATAACTTTACTTCAGGATATATTTTAATAGCTAATGATGATTATTCAGGCTCAGCAGATATAACTGTAACACAAGTTACAGCCTCTCATTTACCTTCAATTACTAGAATAATTCAAACACTTTCAGGTTCAGTTGAAAAATACTATACAAATGAATATGAGTTTAATGGTGAATTAGAAGGATCTGAATATGTTGTTACTGATGGGAATTTATCAAACAATGTAATTAACCAAACTCAAGTTTATACAACTGGTGGTTGGTATGATGGAGGTAATAGCGCAGCACCATCAAGACTATTATTTGATTCAGGTTCACAAAGAGTACTTTATAATTTTAACCCAACTAGAACATACTATGTAAGTTTTGAAGCCAGAATATGGGGTGGACCATTGGGAACAATTCCTGTTAGATTAGTTGATAATACAGGAAGAGTATTATTTAGTGGTTCAGCTACTGGTGCTTCTACAGCCTCTTTATCAGTGAATAAAGCTGAATTTACAAATGCCTTCCCTAATTTATATTGGCAAGTACAAACAGGAACTTATACACCTACAGGATATTCAGCTAGTATAAATGATGTTTATTTTTATGAAGCCATACAAGATGATTTAGATAACGCTCCTGTTGAAAATTTTATAGACACCTATAGAATTAATAATAATTTATTTGATTTAGATTTTTCTAGTAATCCTAATATAGCTATAAATAAATTAACAGTTGTATCTGGAAGTGGTACAAGAGCAACAGTTCCTGATTCTAATTATACTATAGCTAAGAGTGCTAATCCTAGATATTTTGGTTGTAAAGTTGAGACTTATAATTCAAGATCCGCTTCTGAATCTTATCCTGAATATTTCGCTTATGCTCAATATACAGAATTAGTAGACTCATCAGTTGGTTTTTCTAACCCAACAGGACGAGTTAAAATAACAGCCTTAATTGATACTGATGGTAATTCATTCTCTATAGATAATAGAGGAAATAATTTAGGAATAGTCCAAAATTTATTTGCCTCAGGCAGCCCAGTAACATTTATTTGGCCAACAGCTGACACTGGTAGTGCTATAACAAGTAGTAATTATAATGTTTTAATACCTGGAGGTATAACAGGACCTTTAACTCTTGTTCCTACAGCTAGTGAAACAATAGTAACAATAGATAATTACTTTGATAGAGACACCGCTAATCTTAATGGAATTTTAATTCCACCTAATTTTAACCCTTACTTTACAGGCTCTTTTGTAGAATTAGCACAACAAGCTGGCTTCTTTAAAACCTTGTAATTAAATTTGATAAAATAATATATTTATAATAAAACTACACAATAATGGGATATTTAAATAATTCAGTAGTAACAGTAGATGCTATATTAACTACAAAAGGAAGAGAATTATTAGCTCAAGGTAATTTCCAAATTACACAATTTGCCTTAGCTGATGATGAAATTGATTATACTCTTTACAACCCTAATCACCCTTCAGGTTCTGCTTATTATGGTGAGGCACTCGTAAACATGCCTTTGCTAGAAGCGTTCCCTCAAGAAACTCAAACCATGAAATACAAGTTAGTAACTTTACCTCGTGGTACAGCTAAAATGCCTATTCTTGAAACCGTTTCTATTGTTAATATCAGACAGGGTCAAACACAAGTAATTGATCCTCAAACAGCTAACTACTTTAGTAGAAAAGAAGCTTCTGGTTATACATTTACAATTGCTGACGCTAGATTAATGTCAACATTTGAAGGTGTAGGTATTAACACAGACCAAGCAGCTGCTCTTAATCAGACAACAACTGTAGGTACAAGTGTATCTAAAACAGTTATTGGTACTACATTAAGCTTAAGAGGTACTACTGTTAATACATTATATGGAACCACAGCAACTACTTTATATACTACATTAACAATTGTAGGTAGAGATAGTGGAGCTAGAGTTACTATTCCAGTCCAAGTAAACAAAACATCTTAATATATAAAAAATGTCATTTAAACAATTAGAAACCGATGATTTTGTAATAAGTACAGACGCTGTTGCCGCTGCAATGTGGACAACAGGAAACTCTACTTTAACACAATTTTACACTTCTTCAACCCAAGAAGCAGGAGCATCAGGTGATTTTTATTTAAACGTATACCAAACAGGGTCTGATTTATCTGGATCAGCAGTTCAATTTGCTGTTGCTTACGGTAACAAATATGGTAGTGGTAGCTACGTTTATAATTTAGCAGTTGATGGTCATTCACCTTCTTCTACAGTGTATGGACAATATCAAAACTTAGTAATTGGAGATGAAAATACAGACTTTGTTTTTGGAGCTGTAACACAATCTCAATTCCATGCTATTACATTTGAAAGAGCTAGATATAAAGAAAGCTTAATGTTAGGAACTTTAACATTAAATCTTTCAGGAAGTGCAGGTACTATATCTTTAACAGACAATAGCCAATATGTAGTTTCTGATTCATTTAATGAAGCAGGAAGAGTATATCAATTAATTTCAGGTTCAGCAGGTGTTAAATACACTAACAATGGTACTACTTCAGATGGTTATTCTGCTAAATCAGGATCATATGGTTGGTTCTTACCTGATATCGGAACTATTCTTTTAAACTCTAAAGCCTTAGCTGAGCCAGCAATTAGTGGTGGTATTGCTTTTGGTTATAGTGGTTCAACAGGAGATAGTGGTTCACAAGTACCAACAGTTACTCCTATGGCCTCTATGTATAAAGCCATTTCAGGATCTACAGCTGCTTCATTTACAGCAAATTCTCAAGAAAATATTACTGCAGATTATATATTTGTTAGACCTAGAAGTTCAGAATTTAACTACTCAGAAAACCCATCATTCATTTCAGGTTCAACAGGTGAAGTTTTATATTCTAGCTTTATTAATAGTCCAACAACTTATATTACAACTGTAGGTTTATATAATGATAGTAATGAATTATTAGCAGTAGCTAAACTTTCAAGACCATTACAAAAAGACTTTACTAAAGAAGCCTTGGTTAGAGTTAAATTAGACTTCTAATGAATGAGTACTTACAAACAGTTTTTAGCGTCTGACATAAATGTCACACCCTTCGAGGTTAACAAGAGATTTTCTTTTGAAGGGGCAGCTGCTTTAACTGGTTCTAATGTTGGTATTGATCGTTACTTAGGTAAAAATATTAACTTAATCCCTTTCTTATCAGGATCAAACCCTACAACAGGAGAAGTATCTACCCAGGACCAACAGTTAATTTATGACTCTGTAAAATTACTTTACTATTCAAACTATTTAAATAACACAGCTAGTTATGGAGCTCAACCTTCAACAGCTAGTGTATCTTATGGTTTAGATGATACTGGAGATGTATTATTTGGACCTACATCTTCAGAAGGTAGATATTTTAACTACCTACAAACTGACTTAACTTTTGCAAAATATTTTCCTACCCAATCTGATTCTATAATAGGTGTTTTATCTATACCAACAGGATTATATGGTAATTCAGTTCAACCTAATACTTTTAATTGGATTTCTGATAGTGGTTCTATAACAGATGATGGTGAAGGAAATTTAATATTTGCCTCAACAGGCCAAATATGTGGTAATATATTTTATGGACATGGTATAGCAGTAATTACTAGTGATAGTTCTCCTCAAGGAGATACTTATGGAACTGCTAGATATGGTTCATCCCTTTATGGTGTTTCTGATTCAGTGATAGTAGAAAACTTTGTAACATCTTCAAATGTAAGTTGTTCATTCTCTTCTTCTATCACAATTTATGAAACCCAATATAAATGTACTATTAATGAAAATGACTTTAACTTCACTTCCAACCCATCAGTTACTTCAGGAAGTGTAGCTAACTCAAGCTCAATAGGAACATTTTATACCCCAGGACAATACTTGTATAGTTGGGCAACAGGATCTGATTTTAGTCCTTATGTTACAACAGTAGGTTTATATAATAATGATAAAGAGTTATTAGCAATAGGAAAATTATCTCAACCCATGCCTACAAGCCCAACAACAGATACAACAATACTCATTAATATAGATAGATAATGACACTTAAATGGATCTCTTCAGATCCAATCTACCCAGAAGATTGGTTCGGGTTCGTTTACATAATCAAAAATAAAGTAAACGGACGATTTTATATAGGAAAAAAAGTATTTTGGAATAACACTAAAACAAAGTTAACTAAAAAAGAAATAGCAGAGCAAACTGGCCCTGGAAGAAAACCAACCCATAAAATAGTTACCAAAGAATCAAATTGGATGACTTATTGGGGTTCAAATAAAGAACTTCTAGCTGATGTTAAAGAATTAGGACCAGATAAATTTGAAAGAAAAGTTTTAAAACTTTGTAAGTCTAAAAAAGAATTAACTTATTATGAAGTACATTACCAATGTGTTCATGAAGTTTTAATGAATAATTCTTACAATGATAACATATTAGGTAAGTTTTTTACCTCAGACTTGGTCTCTCAACTATAAATTGTTATATTACGGTTATGCTTAATCAACCTTTAGTGGCGTTGGTCAACAGTGTGCTTGGAACAGGTAAGTCAACAGCGAGTGGGAACTATGCTTACCGTTGCCCCTTTTGTAACCATCATAAACCTAAATTAGAGGTTAACATGAAGGAAAATTCAAAAGGTGAAAATCCTTGGCATTGTTGGGTTTGTGATAAAAAAGGTAAAAAAGTATATCAATTATTTAAAGCGGTAGAAGCCCATCCTGATAAAATGGCTGAATTAAGAGCCATTGTTAAGTATGTTGGACCTGATAAAAAGGAAGAAGTAGTTAATAAGTTAACACTCCCTAAAGAATTTAAACACTTTAATAACCTAAAAATTTCAGACATTGAAGGTAAACAGGCTTTAGCTTATTTAAAGTCTAGAGGTATAACAGAAGAAGATATTCTAAAATATAATATAGGATATTGTGTGACTGGTCCTTATGCTAAAATGATTGTTATTCCTTCTTATGATGCTAATGGGCAGTTAAATTATTTCACAGCTAGAAACTTTAGTAAAAACTCTACTATGAAATATAAGAACCCATCAGTATCGAGGGACATCATACCATTTGAATTGTTTATAAACTGGAATATACCGTTTATACTGTGCGAAGGACCATTTGACGCCATCGCTATCAAAAGAAATGCTATCCCGCTGTTAGGCAAAAATATTCAAACAACTTTAATGAAGAAGATTGTAAAGTCTTCTGTAGATAAAATATATATAGCCCTTGACAAAGACGCCCAAAAACAAGCTTTATCATTTTGCGAGCGACTTATGAACGAGGGTAAAGAAGTTTATTTAGTAGATATGAAAGACAAAGATCCAAGTGAAATGGGTTTTGAAAACTTCACTAAATTAATTCAAGAAACTTATCCGTTAACATTATCTGAGTTAATGGGTAAAAAATTATTTTTATGAGTAAAAAGAACATTAAAAAATCCTACGATAGAATTTTAGAAATCTCAGCAGACGCTAAACAAATTACAATGCCTGACTCCAGGTATT